CCGCTGTGGTCGCTCGCCCAGGCCGTCTGGGACGAGTGGGATCTCGGAGTCGGTGACGACACCGAGGACGAGGCCGGCGAGCCTGCCCCCGACGAGGGCGTGGTTGATGCCGAGGTCGTGGACGACGACGGCCCCGAGGAACCCGAGGCCGCCTGATGTCGCAGGCATCTGCTATAGCCCCGGCGTACCAGCCGGTCGAGCCGCGCCCGGTGGACTTGACCGACTGGTGCGCTGGGAGCGATGCCGACGGCCACCCTGAATCGGAGACGTTCAGGGTCGAGCTGATCGGCGAGACCGCCGCATCCTGGGTTGTCCTCTGGGGCGATCCAACCCCGCTGTTCTTCCCGAAGGACGAACGGCGGTACACTCTGACTGAAGCCCGTCCCCCGTGGACGGACAGGGTCATTCCATCCTGGAGCGAGAAGGAATAAATCAATGACTAAGACGTTCAGCGTCACCAATTACAAGGGCATCCGTGGCGAGGTCACGATCGCGCCCGAGGGCAACGTGGCGATCATCGCCGGGCCGAACGGCTCGGGGAAGTCGAGCTTCATCGACGCGATCGCCGAGCTGTTCGATCCGAAGGGCACGAAGCTCACGCCGCGCCCGATCCACGACGGGGCCGACGAGGCCACCGCCGAGTTCACCGACACCGACCTGGGCTATCGGGTCGTGCGCCGCTGGAAGAAGAACGGGCCGGGCGAGCTGTCGGTGTACGCGCTCGACGGCGCGAAGTACGACAAGCCGAGCGAGCGCATCGCCGCCCTGGTTGGCGGCCTGCTGTTCGACCCGGTGCGCTTCCTGCAAATGAGCGCCGCCGATCAGCGCGACGCGCTCCTGGCGAAGTCCACGATCCCGGTCGACCTCGACCAGCTGGAGGCCCGCAAGCGCGGGGCCGAGGAGGCGCGCACCGAGAAGGGCCGTGAGGTCAAGCGCCTCGAGGGTGCTCTCGGCTCGCTCCCGAAGCCGGACGCGGACGCGGCGGACGAGGAGGTCTCAGCGTCGCAGATCATCGCCCGCATTCAGGAGGCCGAGGAGCGGAGCCGAGCGATCGCCGACGCTGATCGAGGCCTGGAGCAGGCCGCAGCGGAGATCACCCGACTGGAGGCCGAGCTGGAGAACTGGCGGGCGACCCGGGAGTCCCGGGCGGCGCACCGCGCAACGCTCCTGCAAGGCGAGGACGTGTCCGAGCTGCGGAAGCAGCTGGAGGACGTGGAGGCGACGAACGCGGCCATCCGGGCGGCGAAGCAGTACAAGGCCGCCGCTGACGAGCTGGAGGCGGCCCGCGCCGCGCACCAGGCTGAGCAGGCGAAGCTCGACGCGATCGCAGAGGAGAAGAAGGCGGCGCTCGCGCAGGCCGTGTTCCCCGACGCGCTCCTCGGCGTGGACGACGACGGGGTGACCCTCGGCGGCGTGCCGTTCTCGCAGGCGAACTCGGCGGCCCGTGTCCGCGCCGCGTTCAACGTCGCGACCGCTGGGCGGCAGGAGCTGCGCCTGGTGATCGTGAAGGACGGCGACCTCCTCGACGCGGAGAGCCTGGCCGAGATCGACGCGATTGCCGCCGAGCGCGGCTACACCGTCCTGATCGAGCGGGGCCGCCCCGATGTCGGCGACGGCCTCCTCGCGCAGGTCGTGACCCTCGCCGACGGCACGGTCGCGGGATAGCGATGCATTACCTCGACCGAGTGGTCGCGGACTCCTCCGACCGGGAGGCGTGGCTGAACGCCCGCGCCTCCCGGATCGGGGCGAGCGACGCAGCCCGATTCGCCAGGCCCGACAGCGTGGAGACCTACGTCCGGCAGAAGCTGACCCCGAGCAATGACCGAGGCAACGGCTACACCGACAACGGCCACCGCTGGGAGCCGCAGCTGCTCGCCTTCATCGGCGTGCCCGGCAACTCGCTGTTCTTCCACCACCCCGACGAGTTCGGCTTCGGCGCTACCCCGGACGGGGTGCTGGAGCGGCCGGACGGGTCGCTGGTGCTCGCCGAGATCAAGACCAAGCACGAGCGTATCGTCGCCGGACCGACCCCGGCGGAGTTCCGGCAGCTGGTCTGGCAGTTGTTCGTCCTCCCCGAGGCCACCGAGCTCCGGTGGTGCTGGGGCGAGCTGATCAAGGTGCCGACCGATGAAGGCTTCCGCTGGGAGCTGCGCCGAGACAGCCCGAAGGCGTTGACCTTCTACCGTGACGACCCGAAGATCGTCGCAGCGCAGGCACAGATCGTGCCTATCGCCACCCGAGTACTCGCGGCCGTCCGGGCGGTCCGTGGAGAGGAAGAGAACCGATGAGTTCTGAACTGGCAACCGTGGACTACTCCAGCTTCTCGCTGGAGGAGCGCAAGAACTACGCGACGACGCTGGCGAAGGCGGGCGACATGATCCCGAAGGGGCTGTGGGCGGCCGGCCCGGGGCAGCCGTCGCAGCCCTCCGAGGCCAAGGTGTTCCTGGTGTTCGAGACGGGGAACATGCTCGGCCTGCACCCGGTCGCCGCGCTCCAGGGCGTGAACGTGATCGAGGGCCGCTCGACGCTCTCGGCGCAACTCATGGCGGCACTGATCCGCAAGGCAGGCCACAAGCTGCGGATCTCGCAGACGGGCACGGTCGAGACCGGCGACATCGTGGTGACCGCCACCCTGATCCGCTCGGACGACCCCGATCACGAGATCACCGCATCGTGGACGATCGGGCGGGCCATGCGTGCGGGCCTGGTGAAGTCGTACCGGCAGAATGAGCACGGCGTCTGGGAGGTCCGCTCCCGGTCGAAGAACGACGAGCCGCTGCCCTGGGAGGCGTACACCGAGTCGATGCTCGAGGCCCGCGTGATCAGCGCTGTCGCCCGCTCGGGTGCGCCCGACGTGATCCTCGGCCTCTACACCACCGAGGAGATGCGCGACATGCAGGACCTCGGTGAGCTGACCACCGAGGCCGAGCCGGTCGAGCCGACCGACGACTGGGTGGCGCGGATCGCTGAGACCGAGACCCCGGCCGATGTCGAGGAGCTGCTGGCCCGCATCCCGGCGGCGGAGCTGACGGACAAGCTGCGGACTCGGGCGCTCGCGCGCAAGGGTGTGCTGCAGGGGGTGAAGGTCGAGGCCGAACCGCTGGTGGAGGACACGGCGGCCGAGGCGGTCGCTGGCGAGGTCGTCGTGGCCGAGCTGGTGGACGACGAGCCAGCCCCGGAGCCGGTGAGCGCCCCGGAGCCGCCCGAGGAGCCGGAACCCGCCCCGGTGGTGCCCGAGCCCGAGGCAGTCCCGGAGCCGGTCGCTGAGCCTGCCCCGCAGCCCGTTCCGCTCGACGCGACCTGGCCCGAGGCTCGGAAGCCCGGCGCGCCGAGCTGATGCGCCCAACCGAGTGGGAGGAGCTGCTGGCCGCTGAACGGCGGCGGCTCCGCCCCGCCAGGATCGCCCGCTGGCTTCTCCCCCTCGGACTCCTCCCCTTCGCCCTCCTCGCGGCCCTCGCCGCCCTAGCCTGGAGCACCCTATGACCACCGAACCCCGGCAGCTCGACCCGGACATCATCGAGCGTCTGCGCGACCTCGGCATCGACAACCCGAACCCGGACGACCCGCTGCACAAGAAGCTAGTGCAGACCATGTACCGGACGCGCGCCCTGCCCGTCGGGCAGCAGATCGTGGCCGTGAAGTTCGATATCAACTCGGAGCTGCGCGATGCTGGCGCGCGGTTCGCGAAGGCCAAGACGGACTACGACCACTACATCGACAAGGAGGCGACGCGCATCCGCCTTGCCGAGGGTGAGAAGTCGGGCGAGATGGCGATTCGCCGCGCGAACGCCTCGGATGAGGCGTACCGGCTTCTGTTGACCTATCGCCTCGCCGAGCAGCAGGAGCGGGCGCTGCGGAAGTACCTGGACACGCTCGACAACCAGGTCGAGGTCTGGCGGACGCTCCGCGCCGACGAGCGCAAGGCCGACGAGATGATCGCTCGCGGGACGGCCGGAGCATGAGCCTCGCATCCGACAAGGCCGAAGCCGCATACCCCAGCCCGACCGGCGATACCCCGCTCACCGATCCGCAGGAGATCGCCCGGGCGGCCGTGCGCTCCGGCCTCGCGACCCAGGCGCGCCTCGCCTACGAGCGCGGGTTCCGCGCCGGGCTGGAGCACGCCGAGCAGATCGTCGTGAGGTCGATCGGGGAGCAGTGGATGATTGCCTCCAGTATCCGGGAGGCGCGGGCATGACCGTGCGCTTCATCGACCTGCCTGAGATCCCGCTGACCGACGCGCTGCGGCAGTCCATCTACGACCGCGACGGCCGCCGCTGCGCCGCCTGCGGGCGCGAGGAGGGGCTGACGATCCAGCATCGGAAGAACCGAGGCTCGGGCGGCACCGACCGCTTCAACGGGTGCGCGTTCCTCCTGACGCTCTGCGGCGGATGCAACCTGGCCCTGGAGAACGACGCGACCTTCGCCAAGACCGGGCGCCGCAACGGCTGGAAGATCGGCAACGGCGACGACCCGGCAGCGATCGAGGTCTACTACGCCGTCGAGCGCGCCTGGTTCCTCCTCGACGCGGAGCGCCCGCTGCGGGTGCCCGCGCGCGGCAGCGCCGAGGACGTACCGGAGGACTGGCGATGAGCAGCAAGAAGGACCCGCGCCTGTTCCTCCGCCTGACCTTCGACTTCATCGACTCCCCGAAGATCGAGCGGCTGACCGCCGACGCGCTCCGCGTCCTGATGCGCATGATGAGCTACAGTGCCCGCTACCTGACCGACGGCGTGCTCGAGGACGAGATCATGCACAAGTTCACGCCGAGGCACAGCGCGGAGGATGCGGCGGCGCTGCTCGCCGAGCTCGCGTCGAACCACCCCGAGCGCCCCAGCCTGGTGCGCATCGACGGCGGCTGGTTCATCCATGATTTCACCGAGCACAACCCGACGCGCGCCGATGTCGAGCGGTGGCGCGCCGCCGGGGCCAAGGCAGGGCGAGCGTCGGCGGCGAAGCGGGCGCAGGCCCGCTCCGGCCAGACCGAGCTGTCGGGCATCCCCGGCGAGGAGCCGAAGCCCAAGCCGAAGGCGCGCGCGGCGGGCACCACGAAGCGCGGCACGCGCCTGCCCGACCAGTTCTGGGTCACATCGGAGATGCGGCAGTGGGCGGCCGAGGAAGTGCCCGGCCTCGACATCGACGCCCACACGCGCGCCTTCGCGGACTACTGGCGGGGCGCTCCCGGGGCCAAGGGTGTGAAGCTCGACTGGGTGGCGACCTGGCGCAACTGGATGCGCCGCGAGCACCGGCGCACGGTGCCGGGCGCTCCGGGCGCGAGGCTCACGAACGAGGAGAAGAACCTGCAGCAGTTCCAGGCGAGGTACGGCGGCGGCTCGATGCCGGCGCTGGAGGGAGTGGATCATGGATAAGCGCGAGGTCGAGCAGCTGCTGATCATCGCCTCCGGTATCGACCGGCGGCAGATCAGCGAGCCGATGATCTTGGCCTGGTACGACGCGCTCGCGGACATGCCGTACCCCGTGGCCGTGGCCGCGCTGCGCGAGCACCGCCGCGAGTCGACCGAGTATGTCCAGCCGGCCCACATCGTCGCCCGAGCACGGCGCAGCGACGTGGAGCGCGCCGAGGCCGAGGATCGAGAGCAGCGCCGCGCCTGGCTCGCCGAGCGCGGGCTGGACGAGGCGCAGTGGGGCGCGCTGGTGCGCGAGCACGGGGTGGCCGCCGCGATCGAGCATGTTGAATCACAGAGGGAGATCGAGCGATGAGGCCGTACTACGAGGACGAGTGGGTGACGCTCTACCTCGGGGACTGCCTGGAGGCCGCCGCCGAGTACTGGCTCGCTGCCGACGTGCTGGTGACAGATCCTCCCTACGGTATGGCCTACCAGTCGAACTTCGCCAAGGGTTGCCCCTCGGCCCCGATCGCCGGCGACACGACCACGACGGCCCGTGATCGCGCGCTCGAGCTCTGGGGCGCGGAGCGTGCCGCTTTGGTGTTCGGCACCTGGCGCGTGCCGCGCCCGGCCGACGTGCGGCAGCTGCTGGTCTGGGACAAGGGAGCGACCCCGGGCATGGGCGACCTGAGCCTGCCCTGGGGGCCGTCGCACGAGGACATCTACGCGATGGGCCGCACCGGCCACGCGGGGAAGCGCACCGGCTCGGTGCTGCGCGTGCCCGGCCTCGGTGCCATGAGCGCCGACCGCCCCGACCACCCGACCCCGAAGCCTGTGCCGCTGATGGAGATGCTGATCGGCCGGACCGTGGGCGTGGTTGCCGACCCCTTTTCAGGGGGGGGGTCTACGCTCCTGGCCGCTCGGAACCTCGGACGCCGGGCAGTCGGCGTGGAGCTGGAAGAGCGGTACTGCGAGGGCATCGCGCGCCGCCTGGCTTCCGCACCGCTCCCGCTTCACGTCCCTGACCCTGACCCCGTGCCGCGCTCCGCGCCGGCCGCCTTCGACCTATTCCCGACCACCACCGAGGAGAACTCATGAGTACCCCCGAGTTGATGTTGGACACGCCGCAGGCGCGAGTCTGGCACGGCGAATGCCTCGACGTGCTGCGCACGCTGCCCGATGAGAGCGTCCACGCGATCGTGACCGACCCGCCTTACGGGCTCGCGAATACGACCACCTCCCTGGTGAGCGAAGCCGTCGCAGCCTGGCTCGGTGGCGATCGCGAGTTCATTCCCGAGGGGGGGGGGATTCATGGGTAAGCGGTGGGATGCGTTCGTGCCGCCGCCGGCGGTCTGGGACGAGTGCCTGCGGGTGCTCACGCCCGGCGGGCACCTTCTCGCGTTCGCCGGGAGCCGCACGCTCGACCTGATGGGCTTGTCGGTGCGGCTCGCGGGGTTCGAGATCCGTGACCAGATCGCCTGGCTTTACTCGCAGGGCTTCCCGAAGTCGACCAACGTGTCGGAGGCGATGCAGCGCTACGCCGCCGGCGACCGCCTCCCGGCCGGGGGGATCAACCCCGACATTTTCACGGTGACCCGCTTCCTCCGCGAGGCGCGCGACCGCGCGGGCTGGTCGAACAAGCAGATCGATGCCCTGTTCGGCACGAATGGTATGGCCGGGCACTGGACGAGTCTGGGGCAGCAGCCGGCTGTGCCGTCGCCGCGCCAGTGGTCGGTGCTGAAAGAGCGGCTGGGGTTCGGCGACGAGATGGACGACCTCGCCGAGCGGCTGGGATCGACCGAGCGCCCCGAGGACTGGGGCACCCGTGCACCGGGCGAGAAGTTCCTCGAGGGGCTGCTGGCCGACCCGGACGCGGTGGGCAGCACGTCATGGGGTACGGCGCTGAAGCCGTCGTTCGAGCCGATGGTGGTCGGGCGCAAGCCTGGGCGCGGCTCGACTGCGCAGACCGTGCAGGCTTACGGGACGGGCGGCCTGAACATCGAGGGCGGCCGCATCCCCTGGGGGCCTGAGGGTGACCTGTCGGCGGCGAGGAAGAGCGCCGGGTACTCCGAGGCGGCGAAGTTCGCGCTCGGTGGCGCTGTAGCGGCGGAGAGCGCGGCGGGGTTCAGCGGCGAGGTCGAGGGTAGCGATTCGACCTCGGGGCGTTGGCCGACGAACGTCGCCCTCGATCCGGGAGTCGCACGCGAGCTCGGCGAGGCGGGGCGCGCCTTCCCGGTGTTCCACTACGAGCCGAAGGCTCCGCCGCATGAGCGGCCGCGCGTCGGCGGCGTCGAGCATCCGACGGTGAAGCCCCTGAACCTGATGCGCTGGCTGGTGCGCCTGGTGACCCCGCCCGGCGGCATCGTGCTCGACCCGTTCGCCGGTTCGGGAACGACGGTCGCGGCCACGGTCGCGGAGGGCTTCACCGGCTGGGGCATCGAGAGGGAGGCGGACTACCTGCCGCTGATCCTCCACCGACTCGGCCGGCCGAGTCGGTGG